TCTCGAGGACTCTGGTAATACGATGAATGAAATCTCAAAATTTATGGGTCATAGTAACGTCGACACTACTCAGAAATGGTATTCAATCAGAACGCTTCCAGACATTGTCGAAAACATGAACAACCCATTCTATGACGTGTCCGAATCCCCCGAGGAAGCCCAGGAAGAATACGAAGACGAGCTCTCTAGAGCCAATACGAAATTGGAAACATGCGTATCCATCATTTCAGGAATCATGAGCACGATATGTGAAGAAGATCGGAAAAAGATATTTGAAAAGATGCCCAACATAGACAAAGTTATGCGCGTAATCGTTGATAGCTGCGCTGGATCTACAACCACGTATACATCTCACTCACGCCATGATTCCATACACGATTTCATTTAATATTCTATATCTTCATGAAGATATAGAACTGATTACTACTCGTTGACCTTGCTGAGTTGGGTTTTGATAGTAAAACCACCCACTTTGGCCATGTTTTTCATACGTTTCTTACGTTCCCGGTCTTGACGTTCCTTGTCACACGTTTTATCTTTTGCGGTCTTCGTTGTGAGGAACTTGGGCATCATTTCTTCTTGTTCTGGCTTTTGAAGCCATGGAATGTTAGCTCTTTTGGCTACGTCGGCAGAAGATTCCCTCAAATAGAATATTTCAGTAGTTGCTATATTTGAATGACCCATTAATTTGGAAACATCATGTATATTGTTTCCAGCCTTAATTAACAAATGACCATAACTATGGCGCAGCGAATGAGGGTGGAGATGGGTTCCTTTCATCCCAGCCATCTCACACCACTTATGAAAAGCTTTTCTTACCGATGCTTCTCTGATGTAAGGAATTTCTCCTCGACCTGGGAATAGATAGACTGATCCGTTGTTTGGTCGTTTCGTTTTAATCCAAGATTCAATTAGAGCATTGACGTGGTTGTTGATCATGAACGTGAACCATTTGTTCCCCTTCTCAAGCGTGCGTCCGGTCTGTTTGACGACAACCGTGTTTCCCGAGATCTCAGCTACGTGATCTAATTTAATTTTAACAAGCCCCCCTATCCTCATACCCGTCGTTACAAACAACATGTACATCAATTCATCACGAAGATTACCCTTCACTTGAGTGTAAAGGGTGTCGAGTTCGGTGGCGGATAGTCGATGTTTGTCACTTCCATCGTCTTCTATGATCTTATCCTTTTTGATGATGAATTGTTTGAATACATGATCGGGGACGTCGACCTCCAATATATTTTTAAGAAGAATTTTGAGCCAACGTAACTGGTTCTGGCTTAGTTCGAGTTGTTTCACAAAGTCGGCGTCTATTTTGATTGCTAAGTAAGCCTTTTCGTCGGCGTCAATCGTGTCGTTTTCGATGCCTAAACGAGGCATCATTTTCTTACAAAACCTGATAATATTGCTGATGCCCGCGTCGGACCTATTATTTGTTGTTCTTTTAATTATATCGATCCATTTAGCATCACTCGCGCATACCTCCTTCTGTCTGATGAACGTTTGCGTGTGCCTGATCTTATCAATAAATGATAGTGGCAATGCCGTTAAACGCATGAGTCGCTTCAAAAGGCTTGATATGTTGCGTGATGTAGAAAGGGCCCACCCAGAGTCATTCAGTGATTCGGCCATGTGTTTTGAAAACAATTGACATTCATCCAAATGGCTCGTTGATCTTTTCACGAGCAACCCGTAATCGGTGGCTTTGTACATCCTGAAGAGGATCTGCTTCAACAGGTCTGTCGCCATCGCTAGGGACGCTAAAGATATCGTCTTAGGGCAGTTATCTACAAAGTAACTTTTTAACTGAAGGAAACCATCAGTCTCAGGTATATATCCATCATTTACATCCAGTTGCGTATTCATTTTTAATATATGTATATTGTTTATAAGTCAATCTGAAATTTATAACACTAAGTGTTATAAATTATTTGAGTGTTTTGTTTAGGTACCAAATGAGATGTAAAAGAAATGTCCATCTAGATGTATACGCTCCAAGAAAAAAGATCCTTCCTGCGGACCTCTAGTTATAGCCTCATGGATGTAATTGAGAAAATAACGTATTGTAGGACTATCAAGGTTATGTGGACCTATAGAATTTAGATATTGTCGTGTGAGAGGTCGATATTTAAATGTCTCCTCAGTCAGCCACTCTTTTATACCTGTCCATAGTTGTGTATCTAGTACTTTATCTGGAAGAGGTACGCTGATAATTGCATCATTTAATTTATATATAATATTTAGTTTTGTTGCTTCAGACACATCGTCTAAGAACTGTTGTCTCGTGGTAATAGGTCTATCTTTAAACATCACATATTGTCGGTTAGGTTGTTTGATCCTCAAATACGCAATTTTGCTTATATACACTCTTCTTTCATTGTTTATTTCTTTATCCCATTCTTCCGCGGCTTTGCAATACCATTTTCGTTTGTTTAATTGGTCCCATTTGGTTTCTTCATATGAAACAGGAAATAAATCACAAAGATTGTCATATTTTTCAAGACATTTAAGGTACTTGAATATAGCTATTCGGTCCAATTTAGTCATGTCTTTAAACTTGGGAAACCGTTTAATTTTGTCGTTGATATCATTGTATCTCTGGATAAATATATCTACCTCCTTAAGTGTATATTTCTTCAAAATAAGACTGTCTATATCTTTAGTAGACATCTTTCTCAACTGTTTATCAGCTTGGTAATAGTATTCACTATCATGAAATGGTTCATTCATGTCCACCTCGTCATCACTGTCGTTTAGTTGTGTATTCATTTTTAATATATATATATTGTTTATAAGTCCTTTTTTTCAATTTTTTGATAAAAACGGGTTTATCTTAGATCATGTTGAATATGTTTGTATATGTTTAAGTCATTCTTTTGTTCTTTATATGCTCTCATGTCCTTCGCTTCAGGTCATTGGTCCTCCCCCATTTGAAAAGAAACCCTTTCTTGAACGGTTTCAATTCGTGGTAGTGTTTCCTGAGCTCAGTTATTTTACCGATGTTGAACAGGTAGACACAGGGCATAGAGGTTATACTATATAGGCAGCTGCATTGACCCTCTCCTGCGACGTGCCTAGGTGAGCAGCGTAGATAATATCAGAAACCCAATCCTGGAATCGGTAAGCTGTGCCGGATCGTGAGGCAAAAATGATCTTGAGGAGCCCGTCAAAAGTCAGATACGTGGAGGTTGGTTGGCCTCCCACATTTTGTTCTGACCCCTTCAATTTGAAGGGATTGTAAGAACAGAATATTTCATATTCTGTTCGAACTAACCATCTATCGATATTATGGATTAAATCCATCTCAAATATGCGAGCCACATCTTCACATTTGAACCGTATACCTTCTCTCGTCTTATCACCTCTCACCTCCATTTTAAACACTTTTCCTCTTCGGTTAAACTTTTCATGCTCCTCCAATTCAAGAAGAGGTGGAAGTGGTTTGTACTTGTAGTTGTCCTGGTTACCTGTGAATTTGGGTAAGTTGTTATGGGTCCATTCATCGGATATGAGGATCTTGGCTTTTCTGTTTTCTGGACTCTCTGGAAACCATCCACCTTTGAAGTACGTGGCGAACCAGTATTGGTCCTCAGGGATGTTTTTCTTTTCAATTGTTTTCCTGGGTTCGCGTATGCATCCTACAAAGAACGATCTATCAAATGCGATGAGATCGTTGAGAAGGTAGACGCACTGTCCTTCAAATATGAAGGGTTGAGGGATGTCTTGACGTTCACTTATACTTGTCATTTTAAATATGTTTATATATTTTTAAGTCATTATTTAATTGATGATGGGTAGATGTCTAGGTTGGGGTGAATTTAATGACTATGTATTGATGATATATGAATACGATCGTTTGCTTGATATGTAATAGTGTAATTGTTTTCAGTATATTGATGTGAGTAATGTTTACAAGCACATAGTTTAATAATAAAAATGTATGAAAACTAAATAGTTAGGAAAGTGTTGGGCTGTCAGTTTTGCAGATACTATGAGTGACTGCTTCGTTGTCTCTGGAGCAACGGGTTGGTCCCCTAACATTAGCGCCACGTACCTCATGTCGTGCATACCTACTGGAAATCTGCACAAAATGTGCTCCGGAGGAAACCCTGCAGCTATCGCGTCATACATGGAGCGCGAAGGCGTTGCAGACACGTCATGCGTGGACTACTCGTGGTGCTCCGGAGATACTGAAGTATGTAAAAGTGTTTCGTCCGCGCGTCACTTTGACGCCAAGACCCTAGCGTCTAAACTAAATGATAACATCCCAAAACCATGCGGTTGTTACTACGGGGGTGTGAAGAAGTACTTGTACCAACTCGACCCTGGGAGTGATGTGTTATTCATTAACAACAGAACACCCATTGATGTTTTCAGAAACACGATCAAAAGCCACATTCTCGACTTTGGACCTGTAATTGGTGGCTACGTGGTACTGAAGAATTTCTTTACGGGTAACTTTACCGACCCCAACCTTAACGGGGGCGTGTACCTTGATCGAGCTGATTACAATGGGTATAATGGAGGTAGATTGAAATTCAGCGATAGGATGACTAGTGAGGCAGCCGGACTCCATGCTATCAGCATCATGGGATGGGGTGTCGCCAAGAACATCCAGTACGACAATGACAAGGTAGGAGACGTTCCTTATTGGCACTGTCGCAATTCATGGGGAGAAAAGTGGGGTAATGCAAATGGTTACTTCAAAATGGCCATGTATCCATTCAACAAAATATCTCAGTTTGACAAACAAGTGATGACTGAGATTGGAGGTCCAGTCGGTTCAATGATCCTTATTCGTGCCACAAAACCTCCTAAGATAGTCGATCTTAATCAGATATCTCAGCGATACAGGACGAATATTAAGAAACAACTTTCCAACACTTACTACATGGCCGGTCCTCAGAAGGTACGTCAGATAAACAGACGCAACATTATAGACATTGACATCGGAGGTGAGGATTTTGACCCTGGTAATATCAAAGATATGTTTAGAAAAGGTAGTAATAACACATGGCTCATCATCTTAATCATCGTGTTGGTTGTATTCTGGTTCGTTTATAAACGAACCAGAATACAACCTTAGAGGTTGAATGAAAGAGACATATTAGATTAATTTGCGATCTTTCTCACATGTTATCAAAAACATGGGAGAACATGTAATAGGACGCCTAGTCCAAACGAGTCAAAAACATCAGTATCAACCAGGAGAATGTAGATGTTTCCATTGCTCCGCTTTCAGCGCGAGGATCCCCTGTCACTCAACGCATAACATTAATGATTGGCAGATAGGCACAGACTCTTGCTGCGGTGGTTTCTGTACATCACAACCCCGATGTGTACACCCGGACAGAGACGAGTGTGAAATAGGTCGTAGTTCAAAGGGAAAAGATCCACTCATATACTACGGGTGGGACAAAGAAGCACCCAATCTCAAATGTATTTACAATCTAGACAACGTAGATACGCGGGCACAAGTACTCGCGTACAAGGATAAATTTGGAGAGAATAATGATATTGAAGCCAAGTACTGTACCCAGAATGTAACCACGTGCCCCAAGGGAATGAAGAAATGTAGTCGTCTCAAATCCATAGGTGAGGGAGGAAATGAATGTAGAATGTGGTTTGAAAAACAACCACCTCATATCCAAGACGCCACTATGCAGAACTACTGTCTTCGTCACAACACTGAGGATTGCAAATGTATCAACAGAGCGGAGAATAGCACATATCAGGCAATGAAGGGAGCTCACTCTATTAACGATGGATGCTGGTATTCGGCATGTGCCAACAGGTCAGGCAAGTACCTGGTCCCCACGCAGCTAACGAATCCAACATGCCCAGACAAATTATGCCAAGTATTATTCGATATCATTGAAGATGGTAACGTGTCAATTGATCACGTTCAGAATGACATTGTTTGCAAATTCGATTCGAAGCCATCACCCGTGCAGCCATCACCCGTGCAGCCATCACCTGTGCAACCGGGAGGTGGAGCCACTCCTAGTAATTCTGAGGAAAACTTTATAAAGTTTTTGAAAAAGTACAAGTATGAACTGTACTCGATTGTAATCATTCTAGTAGTTTTGTTAGTAATTATGACTCAGTTTTAGTTATATTTATGTACACATGTTTCATTTTTGAATTATTTTCCTTGCTTAGCAAAAATGTACTACAAAGATAGCCCTTATGATAAAGTTTCCCATCCTATGGGGGGGTATCCTCCTGCCTACTATGGTAGCTCAGCTGCTCGCACCCCACTCCTTCCTCAAGGTTATCAGACCGGTGATGGTAAAGTCATGAATGCTATGGAAAGTATCAGAGACTATTTTATGAAACCATGGGTCATCGCATCAGTTGTTATCTTGGTAATTCTTATCATCATATGGCTCATGAGCGGTAAGGATAAGGAAAGTTTTTACAACTATTAATTTTTCAGATATTCATCACTCCTAGGAGTGATGAATATGATAACTTATTAAACATATTGTTGTACAAATTGCTTCAAAGCTTCAAACGAACGATCGGTACCCTGGTATGGGATTCGCTTGTTTCCGTTAACGTATAGAACATAAGCGGGAATGCCTTCCAAGTTAGGATAAATTTTGTTGAGAATACCCGAAGACTGGATATCCTTTTCACTTTTACGATCTCCATCTAATTGGATGGTCATGCATGTCACCGTCCCGTCAGTACTGAGCCTTTGGAAGTCAGGTTTTGCCGTTGTGCATGCACCGCAGTAAAGTCCTTGAATCATTACTAGAACAGGTTTCCCTCCCAGTTGCCCAATCAAGTCTCCAGAGTCAGAGAAGTCAGATCGTTCAAGATACCCAATAGGATATTTCAACGTGGCCATTTTGTGTTAACAAAGATAGTTTTTACTCCATAAGATTAGTTCCTGCACCTGCTCCTGCTCCT